GAAATAGAATCACCTGCATCATGTCCAATACAAGTATTATCGTTACCCGATGTTACTGCTACTCCAGCATCAGCACCTAATAATGTGTTACCAGCTCCTACACATACTATTCCAGCAGCAGCACCCACAGCTGTGTTTTTAGCTTGGTCAACTACTGCTGCTAAAGCATTAGCACCACATGCAGTATTATTAGCTGCTGTAGTGTTTGCTGTTAAGGCTTTAAAGCCCATAGCAGTATTAGTAGCACCTGTAGTGTTAGCATCTAATGTACCACCACCAAAAGCTGCATTGAACGAACCAGTAGTATTAACTCCTAAAGAACTCCAACCAGCAGCAGTATTTTCAGCACCTGTTGTATTAGCATCCAGAGTTTGCCAACCCACAGCTACATTGTATTGACCCGAAGTGGTTGTGTTCATAGAATTAGAACCAACTGCTGTGTTAAAACTTGCTGTGGTACTTACTGATAAGGCATTATCACCAATTGCAACATTAGTTCCACCTGTTGTATTAGCATCTAAAGCACCGAAACCAACTGCTATATTATTTGAACCTGTGGTGTTTGCTGCCATAGCATTAGTACCAATTGCTGTACCACCTGCACCTGAAGTGTTATGTCTCATAGAGTTCATACCAACACTAGTATTATTAGCAGCTGTACTTGCATATTGTGAAGCAGTACCTACAGCAGTATTACTAGCTCCAGTTGCTGTTGTTCTTAATGCACCTGCTCCAAGAGCTGTATTGTTAGTAGCTGTAGTGTTGGCTAGTAATGCTTGAAAACCTACTGCTGTATTATCGGCAGCTGTAGTGTTAGCTTTTAAAGAATCCTTACCAACTGCTACGTTTTGCGAACCTGTTGTATTTACTTCTAAAGATGAACCACCAACAGCCGTATTATTATCTGCTGTAGTATTAGTAGTCAATGCAGACCTGCCTATTGCAACATTGTCATCACCTGTTGTATTTGCATCTAAAGCATTAAAACCAACTGCTGTGTTTAAAGCACCTGTAGTGTTTGCGGTTAAAGTTGCTTTACCAACTGCCGTATTTTCTGAGGCTGTGGTAGTAGATGCACCTGCTGCATAACCTACATAAGTATTATCATCACCTGTTGTACCTTCTTGGTTTGCAAAAGCACCTAAAGCAACATTTCTTGTTCCTGTTGTTATTTTACTACCAGAAGTAAAGCCTACACCAGTATTGTAGTTACCTGTTGTGACAGCGTCTAAAGATAAAGCACCAACTGCTGTACCACCTGTACCTGTGGTGTTGAACCTTAAAGCCTCATGTCCCATTGCTGTATTGTTAGCAGCTGTAGTATTTGCACCTAAAGCATTAACACCTAAAGCATTATTATAATTACCAGTTGTATTAGCGTCTAATGATTGCATACCTACGGCTGTATTTTCAGTACCTGTAGTGTTTGCTGCTAAAGCACTTCTACCAAATGCACTATTATTACTAGCTGTAGTATTTGCTGCTAGGGATAAAACCCCAAAAGCAACATTATTTTCTCCAGTAGTATTAGCAGCAAGTGCTGCTGCACCAAATGCATCATTATTATTTGCTGTTGTATTTGCACCTAAAGCACCTGTACCTACTGCTGTAATATTTATACCAGTTGTATTAGCATCTAAACAAGCTTTTCCTACTGCAACATTGCCCGAACCTGTAGTGTTTGCTGCTAAAGCTGCCACACCTACTGCTGTATTATTAGCACCTGAACTGTTTACGTCTAATGCTGTTCCACCAACAGCAGTATTATTTGCAGCTGTGTTTAGTCTTAAAGAGTGAAATCCTACAGCAGTATTTAATTCGGATGAAACATTTGTTGTTAAAGATTGATAACCAACAGCAGTATTGCCGTCTGAAGTAGTGTTAGCGTCTAGTGCTAAAGCACCAACTGCTACGTTTCTATCACCTGTAGTGTTTGCTCCTAAAGCTGATTTACCAACCGCAGTATTGTTAGAAGCTGTAGTATTAGAAATCATAGCTTGATGACCTAAAGCAGTATTAGCAGCACCTGTAGTATTAACTCGTAATGCCATACGACCTACTGCTGTATTGTTAGCTGCTGTGGTGTTAGCACTTAATGCAGAAGCACCAACTGCGGTGTTTTCATTACCTGTTGTTGAAGCATCTAATGCAAAAGTACCAACTGCTGTATTTTCAGTACCTGTAGTGTTTACTAATAAAGCACTTTGACCAACAGCTGTATTAAAATCAGCAGTAGTGTTTCCTTTTAAAGCACTATCTCCTAAAGCTGTGTTTGAATCACCAGTTGTAGTAGCACTTAAAGAATCAAAACCAACAGAAGTATTATTATTTCCTGTCGTAATCGCATCACCTGATAAAGCACCTACTGCTGTATTTGCTCCACCTGTAGTATTAGCAGATAAGGCATGGTCACCAACGGCTACGTTTGCAGAGCCTGTAGTGTTTGCAAACATAGAAGCACGACCAAATGCAGAATTAGTAGCTCCTGTAGTGTTTGTTGTTAAAGCAACCATACCAACTGCTGTGTTGTTAGCACCTGTAGTGTTTTCTTCTAACGCTTGATAACCAACGGCTGTGTTATTATCAGCAGTTGTAGTTTTTTGTAATGCTTCAGTACCGACCGCAGTGTTATTACTACCTGTTGTTAGTTCATCAGCAGAATCAGCACCCACAGCAGTATTTTGACCACCTGTGGTTAGTTTGGTTAATGATTGATAACCAACACCTGTATTACCATCACCAGTTGTTAAGTCATCAAAAACTTCAAAACCTAAACCTGTGTTATTAGAAGCAGCATTTAAAGTACCTGTACCACCATCTTGACTAATAAGAATACCATTAGAGAAGTTAGTGATATTAGAAATAATACCTACGCCATTGATAGTTCCACCAACTGCTACAGCACCTGTAGTAGTGACTGTATCGAAGAAAGTGTTTTTAAAGTAAAGAGATGATGTACCAAGATCAATATCTGAATCTGTTACTGGAGAAAAAGCTCCGTCTGCAAATGTAACTTGATTAGCATTGTTAGCTTTAACAGTAATAACATTAGAGCCACTAAATGTAATAGATGTATCTGCATCACCATCGCCTACAATAGAGTCTAAAGATATAGAGCCAACATTAGTAATGTTAACATCATTAAATGAAGCACCACTTGTAAATACGGCTGCTTGAGGAAAAGTTACTGCTCCTCCGTCTGCTATAGTCATAGCATCATCACCATCTGTAAATTCTATAAGAGCTGTTTGTATTGAAGCAGAAGTTTCTATTATTCCACTTGTTTGTAAAGTTAGAGAAGCAAAAGCATCAACCATTTTACCGCCAGAGCCAGCACCATCAGCATAGATAACTTTAGTTTTACCAGAAGGTATAGTAACTGTAGCACCACTACCTTGTTTGATAATTATTGATTGAGAACCAGATGTTCCATTTTCTATGATCCATAGTTTTGAAACTGTGTTAGGTGCAATTGTAATAGTACAAGTTGAATCTAGTGTACCTGTGTATTCTAGATACATAGACCTACCTGGATCGGTAGCTCCGTCTGCTATTGTAGTTGTGTGTGTATCAGCGTTTGTAGTTATGCCTTCTGTGCCATAACTAAAAGCTTCTGCGATTAATTCAAGATTGGTGTTTGTAGTATCACCCCATGTTCCACTAGCATCACCAGTAGCCAATTCGTTTAATCTTAAATCATTTACATATGAACTTGCCATTTTATTTCCTCGTTAAAAATTATACTTTATATTTTATGCGACATCACTCCAATTTGGAGATTGCGTTGTTGTTATTATTGCATAGTTAGGATTTTGGGTGTCTACGACCATACCCCAAACCTGAACTTTTTCTAAATTTGATACTAAAGAATCTAATGTTATTAGAGATATATTAGCATCTGCTGTTGTTGTTACTGTTGGATTCGGTATTGATACTCCAAAACCTGTAACATTAAGAATATTGTTAGTGCTTAAACTTTGATTACCTAATGCAGATGTTGCTGCTCCTAGAGTAATAGGTACATTAGCTGTACCAGTAACTGTTTCGTCACCTACTGAAAGAGTAGATGCAACTGCTGATACTCCTGTAACTGCTGCTGCTTGAACTGCTGTGCCATTGTCTAATGCACTTGTTCCTACTAGACCTGTGACTGGTACAGGTAAAGGTTCACCAAAGGTTAATTGACCCCAGGTACCTCTACCCCAACCATTAATATTCGGCATGAACTACTAAGCTATTCTTATAATAGCGTTTGAAGCATCTGCTGCTGGGAATTGAATAGTAAAATCACCTGCTGTAGAAGTTTTATCTGCACCAAAATCTAATACTGCAACAGACTTATCACTATTAGTATCGTTGTATATTAAGCAACCTCTTGCTGTAATAGTACAGTTACTAAATGTTAAATCTGCAAAATCAGCTATAGCCGTAGTTCCACTAGCTACAGGGGTTACATTAGTTAATGCTGATCCTGTTGCTGTATAGTTGGTTCCACTAGCTTCATTAGAACTAGTATATGCAGTTGTAGTAGCACCTAAAGATGCAGAACTTGTATATAAAGCTAGCTTAAAACTATTACCACCATTGGTGAAGTTGTGAGTTCCTTTCATTAATTCTACTTTAAATGATGTACACATTGCCTGTGATATTGCCATTATAATCTCCTAATAATATCAGCCATATCTTTATGACCTTGTTTTTCTAATAATCCTGCCATAGTAGCTCTATCGCTAGCTATAGCCTGTTTCATATACAAGAACACTACTGTTTGTATGTGTTCTTTAAATGCGTGTGCTTGTGCTTTAATCATAGGATCAGCGTTTTCGCTAACCTCTACAAGCCTTTCCATGATTCTTCCTGTCCAATATTCAGGAGTTAATCCCTCATTTTGAGTTGTTTGAACCCCTACATTACCTACTTGTCCACTAAACATTATGTTACTTGTTGCCTTACAGGACCACTTCTGTAATTATCTTTAGTGTTTTTACCTTCAGCTAATGACTTTAATCTTGATATAGCTTCGTTAAATCTGTTTTGATAGTTAGTTAATATATCAGGCTCACCCTTCATAAAAGTATAAGCTTCTATTAATGAACCATATAATAAACAATTTGGAGCATTGTCACTCAACCAACTTGTTCCATCTGCTGTAGTTGTCATAGATTGAGGTCTATATTCATAATGTAGTTCTGCTGTTAAATTTGCATTAGGAGTAGGTGCTAATATAAATGTATCATCATCAAATCTAGCGTAGTATTTAGGTATTCCTGTTACAGAGCTATTTGGATAAGCCTCTCTAAGAAAAGCTACATCTTTATATAGTAAAAATTCATACCCACTATTATCTATAGCAAGTGAATGTGGTGCTAAAAAGTCAGAAGGAGTAGCTAAATACTCATTATTAGCTGTTACATTTCCAGTTACATTTTTTCTAGAAAATGGTAATGAAACTAATTTTTGTATTCTATCTTCTGTATTAACAATAAACTCGTCTAGATTGTTTACAAAAGTTACTTCTGTATTATTTGTATAATCTTGTATTGCTGTTTTTAATGTTGTAAATGTCCAAGCCATTATTCTATACTCACTTTAACTGTTCCTACTTCAGTCCTAGATATTAAACCTGTTCCTGATACTGGATTAAATCCATAATAAGATGTTGATTCTTTTCTTCCCCTATCTGGTCTTGGATCAAACAATGCTTGATTATCTGATGTATCAACTTCCCCAATTTTAAGTTGTGGATGATCTACATCAAAACAATAAGAACAAACCTTTAATCCATTACGAATACTATCTTGTATTTCATATTTTAAATCATTTAGCTTATAAGTAAAACCACATCTATCGCAGTCCCCTAAAGCTCTCTTACCTGCCGCAAACATTATGAATAAGAACTAAGGTCAGGTACAAATCTAACTGAAGCCTTGTCTCTGTCTGCGTCACTCACGTCATTCCAAAGTTCATCATACCTTTGCTTTATCATTGGAACTCTATTTTGTGCTTCTGGCATTTTGCAAGCTAAGTTATAAGCTAGTGCATATGTTAAACAAGGAAGATATCTACTAGGAACATCAGGATTGTTACTTGCTACATCTCCTGCATCTTCTATTCTTTTTATGTAATCGTAAACTAATGTATATGTTTCTGACGCATCTGGAGTTGCCCATAAAACAATACTATTTGAACTAGTTCCTTTATCTACAAAAAACTGTGTAGGCTTTGATTGTAGTAATTTTACAGCTTGATGATTGTATTCTGTTCTAGATATTCTATTAAGTCTTTGGTCAAACTGATTAGTTATTTCTCCAGCATCGGTTCTAATAAAAGCATCTACTACTTCTAAAGCACTTGATTCTATTTCGTAGCTACCTGTTCCAGCAACAAGAGTCTGTGTACCTTGCTCTATCTTCCAAAGGTTTAATCCTTTGTTTTGCCATTCTAAAAATATAAGATTTA